CCGTAGAATCGATGCTGGCCGAGGGGGTCAGGTACAGCGCGTTGACCGGGTTCGTGGACTGGGCCGTGGACTGAACCCACTTGCCAAGACCGCGCAGCTTGTAGCCAACCGCGCCCGTGTCCTGCTGCATCTCGTTGTCGGAGCCGATAGCGGCCTCGATGGAGCGTTTGACCACTCGCATCGCCTTCTCCTTTGAGTTGGCGACTTCATCCGAGACGCCAGCGGGATTGCTGGCCTCCTGGAGCTGCGAGACCTGCCACGGCTCACGAAAGAGCTGCGTATAGTTGCCGGTGCGGAAGCGATTGGCAACCTGGTCATTGAAGGACTGGACATCCTGACCCTCAGGGATACCGCCAATGTTGACGGGATTGAGGTTGTCCATCTGCCATTCCTGGAAGACGTTGGACTGGCCGGGGCCTTTGTTGAAGGTAGAGAGCTTCGGAGTATCCTCCGGCTCCAGAATGGTCAGGAAATCCGTGAGGTCTTCACGATCACCAACCGTATTATAAGATGTTGCTTGAGCCATTGTTAGAGTTATCGCTGAGTAGCGAGTTCGCGTTGTCTGAGTAGTTGTCTGGCCTCCGCCGAGGTGACGCCGCCTTTCTTGCTCAACCGCTCGCGCTCATTGGCCAATGCCTGTTTCGCTCTGGCATCAGGGGCGACTCTGGGGGTGGCGGCAGAGGCGGAAGTAACCGCCGTCTGATCGCTGGAGGGGCGGGGCTTCTGGGTCATGGTCTTCGTGACCTGCTGATCCTGCGCCGCCTTTTTACCCACCAAATAGTTGCCCACGAAGTCCAGCGCGTTGGGAATCTGCTTCAGCCAGCCATATTGCGGTGAACGAAACATGGCTTGGGCCTCGGCAAACTCTGGAGTGGAGGAGTCATTGAGGAACGGGAATTTCTGGAGGGCCTGCTGCGCCTGCTGGTCCCGGGCCTGTAAGAAGCGGGCCCGAACCGGGATATGGTCCTCCAAGGTGGCCTGCGCATTGAGCTTGGCCTCGACCAATTCGGCCTTGGACCAAACCCTATCGCCTATCTGGACGCCTTGTGAGATGTCGTCCCGATAGAGGAGTGCCTCGACCTGCCGAATCGTCTGCTTGGCGTCATTCGCCACCCGGTTAAGGTGGTCGAAATTTTCCGCTTGGGAGACGGTGGATGGCAGCGGGGGCTGATTGGCGGGAGGCGATTGCGCGGGCTGGGCCTGAGACATCTGCTGTCTGAGGGCTTGTTCAGCCAACTGGGCCCGTTGGGCCATCGCCTCGATATCCGCCTTGGCTTTCGCCGTGATCTTGCCAATCCGCTTGTCGATCTGCTCCTGATTGTGGCGTTTCCGTTCCTCTAGCGCCGCCTCCACCAACTGCTTGGTCTTGGGGTCGAGAGAGGTTAATTTTGAAAGAACGTCCTCCGGGGTGGCCTCGGGTTCGGCGTGAGCCGTCTCCTCGGTTGTGGCCGGAGTCTCGGTAGTGGTGACTTGGGTTGCAGAGGGTGTTTCGGGGGCGGTTGCCGCCGGGGTAGTCTGCTCTGCGGTGGGTGCTGGCGTCTTGGCTGCATCCGCGTTTGCACGCAGAATTTGCCGCGCCTGGGCACTTGTCAGATTACCAACACTTGATTCAGCACTCGGTTGCGCCGGGGGCGCGGGCGGTGCAGACGCCACGGATGTTTCTTCTGCCATGAGATTTGAGCCTCAAGAACTCGCTAACGGGTTACCTAACAATCAAGGGCAGGATTGCCCAAGTGGTAGGGACCGCGAAGCCCCGAATAACCCCGTCAACAAAAATCTGATACTGGCTCAGGACTCGTCTTCCGGCACTTCTTCCGTGGCCGGGGGCTCCGTGAGGAAGTGGTGGTAGAGGTCGAGGATGGCGATGTAGGTGCGGATTTCCCCCGCTGCCGCCAGCATCTTGTTGGAATCCCCGACCACCGCTTCACTAATTGAGTCACGCTGGGCATTGTCCTTCATCTCCTCCACCTGATCCATGAACACCTCGAACCGGGTATCCTGCACGAGGGCCACCATGGAATCCGTGAGTAGTTTGGCCCGAATCTCGGGCGTCAGGAGTTTCTTCTTCTTCATTGGTTACCCTGCTGCATGGATTGCGGGATCTGCTGGACCGCACCCAATCGCCCAATCTGGGCGTTCTGCTTCTGGGTTTTCTGGAACTGGTACTGCTTGACGCGGGTATCCACGCGATTCTTGAAGGCGGGGTCCTGCTGGTAGCGGGCTGCCACGTCCGGCTGCTGCATCCATTGCTGCATGACCTGGAGGCCGATGTCGGGCGGGGCGGAGATGTCGATGTTCTTGGCGATGCCCGCGAAGATTTGGGAGAGGTCCCCCTGCTCCTGCGAGACCGCCTTCTGGGTGCCCACGGAGTCCGGCTGGATGATGCGCTCCGCAATGTTCGGGTCGATGGCCTCGATGATGATGTTGAGCCATTCCGAGGTGTTGACGGTCCCGGTCCCGTTGTAGGTGTTGATGGCCTTGCCGATCATCTCCAGTTTGGACTGCCACGCCTCATAGTCCAATGACTGCACATCCCACGAGAGGTTGATGTCGTACTCCTCGTCCTCATTCCCCTTCTTGAACAGGGTGGGGTCGGCGGTGCGGACGCCGATGACGCGGAAATAGACCTGCTCATTGCCGAACTGCTTGTAGAGGCTCCAAACCTGATTGTAGGCATCGGCCAGCGAGGAGAGGAAGTTTCCCGTCTCCACGCCGTTCTTGAGCCCGGCGAACTGCTGGTCGGTCTCCGAGGAGACAAAGCCGCAGTAGCGGTTAAAGTCGGCCTGAAGCTGCTCCAGCGACTTGTCCGTATTCAGGTCCGGCATGGGGCGGTCTGCGAAGTGATACTCGCCCGCCCGTCTCTCAGGGATGCGTGCTCCAGCGCCCCAAGCCCCAGGAGGTCTTCCCACGGGATACATTATGGGCGGGAGCACGGCCAGACTGGCCGCGTCAATGACGCTATCTTTGTGGCACTTAATCTGGTCTTGAATTGGCTTGCCCACCTCGGGGAGACCCCGGGCGTCGTAAAAACGGCGGCTTAGGTATTCCCGCTTGTGGACGATGAAGGGGTACTTCCCGTGCGAATACTCCAGCAGGCCGCTCTTGGCGTAGCCTTCGTGCCCCTCACTGACGGAGGGCGGGAGATTCGGGTTGAAGATAGTCAGATAGATGCCGGGGATTCCGTCCTCATCGGACAACCGCTGGTAGGCATACACGACGCCGATCAGGTCCGTGAACTGCTGCTCGATATAGACGAAGGAGCGGCGCAGCGGGGTGCTTTGCGTCTGGGGGTCCAACTCGATCCGCTTGCCCTTGCACGTCTCAATCGCATCCTCCACCCAGTTGGAGTCCCAGCCATCCGAGGTCACGAAGGAGCGAAGCTGCTCCGGGGTGAAGTATTCGAGGCGATAGACGGCGGAAGCGCGCTCTAGGTCAGTGGCGAAGCCGTCCACGAACAGGTTTTCCTTGAAATTGAACGCCCGGATGACGGGGTAGGACTTCTTGCGGCCCGTAATTGGGGTGGAGGATTTCCCGGTGTCCCGAAGTTCCGTGAGGATCTTCCCCGCTTTCTCAGGGGTGCAGCCCCACTGGCGCTCAAACATCGCCTTTAGCTCATCCTCTAGGGCGGGGTCATTGATGAGGGCGGTAACGTCGATGTTGGGGAAAGCCTGCTTGAACTGGTCGAGGGTGATGACCTGGAGCTTCTTCTCAACCTTCTCCTCCCAGAACTGGCCGGTGGCCGCAATGCCGTGCTCCTGGAGGGCTTGGGCCAATAACTGCATCTCCCGCTCCACCTCTGGAATCTGCGTCTGGATTAGCCAGTGCATGAAGTTCGAGACTTCCTTCGCCCGCTTCAGGTCGTTGCCCTCGATGGGCACGGCCACGAGGTTCGCCTTGCGAAAGGCCATGAGAAGCATCGCCACCTTGCTGTTGATGGCCTCGTCCACGAGGTACACCCGAAGGTCCGAGGCTCCATCCCAAGGCGTGGGGCTCGTGGTCGCGCCAGAGCGGGAGTGTTTCTTGCCGTCAGACGACTGACCGTTCCACAGGGCGAAGCGGGTCTCGTAGTTGATCCGACACTGGTTGATGAAGGGCTGGGCGTTGGACAGGCATTTGGTAAACGCCTGCTTCAGCACGGTAAAATCAACGCCAGATCCATCCGGCGGGGCCAACTGCTGGCTTGGGTCCTTGCGGTCCTGCGCCAATTCGCTTTTTTCGTCTATGTTGCTCTCCACGGAGAGCCCACAGGGAGCCCAAAGTAATCAAGGCAAGCGAAAAGCTAATAGACGCCCGTGGGCGTTGTATCCACGAAGTCCTTTAGCTCATAATGGGCTACGTTGCTGACCGCAAGGTAGCGCAGGCAGTCAATGGGGTCCTTGGATGCCTCGTTGGAGCCGCCCTTGGCGGAGTATTCCGTCAGGGAGTAGATCAGGTTGGAGCAACGGTCAGAAACGTAGATCTTGGGGGCGTTTAGGCTGTCGATCTTCTTGGAATCGTCGTAGGCAAAGAGGTTGTTGATGAGCTGGAGCCCATTGTCGATGTCCACGCCAGGCGCGGGAATAAAAATCATCCCGGCATCGTCCAAATCGGAGATAATCGTGGTGGCCCCTTCTTGGGACTGCTTCTCGGCAGCACCCAACCGGGGGTCAATGAAGCGTTCGTAGATTTCTTCGCCAGCCTCCAGCCCTTTGATGAGGTCAACGTAGTCCCGAATCCCCTTTTTGCTGCCTTTCTGGGCTGGGCCGGGCTTTCCTTCGACAGTGGAGCCCGGGAGGGCCCAAGAATCGTAGTCGGGCCACTCCCGATACACCCACCAAGTACCTCCGGCATCAATCGCCACCCAGAGCATGAACCAGTTTTTGCTCCCGGCGGGGTCAACCGCCATGTAGCGGGTGCATTTGTAGGGGATTTCCCGGCCATTGGCGTCTTTTTTCAGGTTGAGCCACGGGAGTTTGTCGTGGGGGATGACATTTACCTCCTTGTCAAACCCCGGGAACACGTTGGCGAAGGATTTGGTGGGGATGCCGTAGGCGCGGGCTAGGATTTCCTCCTTTGGGGCACCCTTCAGGCGCATCACGAAGTCCTGCGTGTCAATGAACACATTGTCCTGCGTCCAGTGGTAGTGAACCAGCGTGCCGGGGCGGGCCAGGCTTTCCTGCAAGACGGGAAGTTCCCGGTCCAACAGGGGAGCGCGCTTCTTCTGGAGGGTCTTGGTCCGGCCCAGAATGTCCTGGATGAGCGGGGTCCACCCCTGAAGGGTGGTGAAGGACATAATCATCCGTCCGTGATAGTCCGTCAGGCGGTAGGTAAGGGTATCGACCAACTTCTGGGGGGCCTCCTCGTCCAAGATGATGAGATGCGCCTTGAAGCCTTCCGCCACCTGGGGGTCCTGCTGGTACTGGCGATAGTTGCCGAACTTGATGTATCCGCCCCGGCGATAACCGGAAATCGGGGGAAAGATGCAGATGTTGTCGGCAAAGCCGTTTTTCTGGCTGTACTGGATCGAGTGGGACTTGCCCCGGGTGGTGGGGAGGTTTTTGATGGCGTCGGGGATGGCTTCCCAGATGAAGCGTTGCTGGTCCTCAATGCTGCGATCCTCATTGACGTGGTAGGCCCTCACCTCGGCCTCTGGGATGGTGCAGGCAGCCCACACGGCGATGCGGGCGGCAAGGGTGCTCTTAGCGGCACGATTTCCCCCCAGGACAACGTGGATGGGGTATTTGACCCAGTGATCCATGAGGACCTTCCAGCTCGGGAGAATCCACCCAT